TCAACCTTGTTGTACCGAAAGAAAAAACTCCATTTGAAAAAGTTACGAACGGACAAATTAAAGACGATTGGATATTAAAAATCTCAGAGAGCGCCGAATGCTCAGGGAAACTATTAAATAAACATAGAGTGAGAATTGAAAAATTGGAAGATGAGGAAACAATAATTCACAAAGGAAGGTTAGACAGGCAGGGAAAAGATATTTTTATAGTGTGGAAGAAAGTTGAAAAGTTAGAAAAGGAAATGTTGACGAGGAGATTAAACGAGGAAGGAAGGTTAGACAGGGCGGTTGCTCTGGAATTTGAAGATTTAGAAAAAGAAATTAAGAGGATTCTAAAAATGGAAAGAGAAGAGGCAAAAAAATGACAGCAATAATAATAATTGTAGCGATGGTTGTTCTCTGGTGGATGTTTGATAATAGTAGTGATGACGGAGATATGTGGTAAGCGTAATCAAAAGTTAAATATAAAACAGTGAAAATACTAACGATAAAAGATAGGATATACCACAGAGATATTTATTTTGTGATGAGATGTAGCAATAAAAAGTTTAGCGAATATATTGAAAAGAAATATGAATTAGAAAAAGTAGAGAGTTATGGAGCGGATGCAACATTTCTCAAGGTATACAACAACGGGAAAGGGTACTGTAAATATTTTATTTGGATAGGAGAGTTTGATTGGAAACTACATCAATACGCAATGTTGTCGCACGAAATAAATCATTTAGTATTTCAAGCGATGAGAGATATAGGAATAGAGCTTTGCGATGACAGCGAAGAAGCGTATACTTATTATATGCAAAGAGTCACAACTGACATTTTAGTAGCAATAGATAAATTAGAAATAAGAGAAAAGAAAAATGAAAAGATTAAGAAAAAAAGCAAAAAAATCAGTAAAAGCAAAACAGGAAAAAACAGGAAAAATCAAAGATAAAGTAGAAGAGATAGTAAAACAAAGCGGAGTATATAAAACTGCGGAATTTCAGGCGTATGTCATTTGGAGATCGTTACCGGCAATGTTGAGGGGAGGGAGTGCTAAGACACTAAAAAAATTCGGGATAGATGATGATTTGTCAATGTCAATGCTTGAGATAGAGACACAAACAGAATTCGCAAAAAGGTTTAAAATCAAGATAGATACTTGTACTGAATGGAATAGAATAATAAGCGACAAGAATTTGATAAACGAGAGTATTCATAGATGGGCAAAGATGATCACTCCGAATGTTATAATGGCATTAGGAAAAACAGCAATGAGAACAGGCAAAGCACCGGAAGTAATAGCGTGGCAAAAGCTCGTAGAGGGATGGGAAGAGAAATCTAAAATGGGAATAGACGCAAGCCCGGAGTTGTTAAAAATATTGGATAAGATGGATAAACTATTGCCTTAAGAAATTAAATTAGAAAGTGAGGTGAGATAAAATGGACGGACAACAAAATGGTGGAACAACAAGACCAATGACATTTGAAGAGATAGCAGTTGGGTTGACTTTTAATCCAGGCAATAATCCCGATGTTGATAAGATCAAAACTCTCTACGCTAAAGTGATTGACGAATTGAATGAGATGAGCGGAGAAGATAGAAAGACTTTTATCAGTCGCAATTACTGAAGCGCAAACTGCGCAGATATTTACTATTAACAAAAAAAATGGATAAATTAGATAAGTGCATATTAATATCATCATTAGCATTTTTTTTTACACTCGGTGTATGGGTTTGTGTGATAACACTGTTAATTGCCAGTTAAGTATTTAATTAACTAAAGAAAAAGATATGGTTACGATTGTAGAGGCGTTCATCGTTTTTTGTGGTTTATTTTGTCTTGCTGTTTTTATAAAACAGACAGAGGAGTATCATAACGCTCGGAGTGAATTCCATAAAACATATTGGAAATGGTTTAAGAAGGAAATGGATAAAGAGTTTAAAAAAAATAATTAACTAAGCAAAAGATATGTTCGATGGAATAAAAAATGGATTTAGAAATCCTAAAAAACCAAATCGCAAGCAAGTAGAGGCGCAAGAAAAAAGCACGGCGTTTATCAAAGAGTATGAGCAGTTGTGTATCAAGCACGGGCTACAGCTTGATGCCAGGATTGAAGTCACGCCGAATGGAGTAATGCCTAAAATTCAGATACTACCATTCCAACCAAAGCAAAAGGAATTTGAAACTAAGGATTGGGATGAGTGTAAAAAAGAGAATGAAGAAACAAGGAAATTAGAAGAGGGAGGAGAAGATAAATCTGAATGATTTTAACACCGCTGACAGACAAGACACTTCAAGTTTATACTTTCAAAACCAAAGAAGGTATATTTTTGAATGAGACGATAACGCCAGGCCAGAAATTGATAATGGAATGCATATTGGGCAGGAGAGCGCCGACCGTAGAAATGATAAAGCGTATTCATCTAATGGCTCACACGAGATATGGCAAATCAATATCTATTGCGCCGGCTGTTTGTGTTAGGGCATCATCGAAAAGAGAGCCATGGGCAATCGTAGCAGGGACCGGAGAGCAATCACAAATCATTATGGATTATGTAATACAGTTCTGTGTCAGTAATCCGATTTTAAGATCATTGCTTGTTGACGAAAAAACAATCACGATTGAGAGATTGACACAGCGTAGGAAAAGAGATCATATCACATTTAAAACAGGTGGAGAAATTAGAGCATACGGCGCGGGAAAAGATGGAACGGCAGTGATGGGGTTCGGTTGCATTCCACAGGGATATAAAATATGGACAGACAAAGGCGAAATTGAAATCAGCGACTTGGTAAAAAACAAGCAAGCAAATAGAGTTTATTCATTTGACCATAAAAACCAAAAGATAGAATTACAGGAAATCATTGAATATCAAAAAAATGATATTGCTGGCAGGGATTTGATAGAGATAGATATTGGAGATAGAAAAATACAATGCACGGAAGACCATCCCGTTTGGATTATTGGCAAAGGATATACAAGGGCTGACAAAATACAAGAAGGTGATGAGGTGCGGGTGTCGGATTGACTAATAGCGTTTAGACCAAAGAAATAGATTTGAAACAAAATGCGAAATATGCGGTAAAAAAATAGTGAGAGCAAACTTTTATAAAGATAAAAAACATTTTTGTAGCTTGAAGTGTGCGGGTAAAGTTCAATCAAAGAAATTAACAAAAAACGGAAATCCAAACTGGCGGGGCGGAATAGGAAAATTGCCGTGGGGATATGAATTTACAAAAGAGTTAAAAATAGAAATAAAAAATGGAAAAAAGAACTGTCAAAAAAATTAGAAGGATAAAAACAAAAAGTAAATTTGTTTTTAATTTAAGTGTGAAGAAAAACCATAACTATTTTATTGAAAAAACACTTTTACATAATTCCCCGAATGTGATTGAAGATGAAAGCGCGCTGATAAATAATAACAGCCAATCAAAGATATTTAGAATGCTTGGGGATCAGCCAGATAATTTTTATATGAAAGTTGGAAATCCATTCAACAATAATCATTTTAAAAAAGCGTATCTCAGTAAAGATTACTATCACATCAACATAGATTATCATCAGGGAATTAAAGAGGGCAGAGCAACTGAAAGTTTTATAAATGAAACGAGGAAGAATGCAAACTTCGGAGTACTGTACGAAAATGTATTCCCGGACGAGGAAGGAATCGATGAGAGAGGATGGCTCACAATGTTCTCTGATAAATTAGTTAGTGACGCGCAAGTAGAAGAGGGAGTGATAGAGCCGTGGGGATTTGCTCGAGACGGTTGTGATCCGGCGGACAGCGGAAATAACAAAGCGGTGATTGTGAGAAGATGGCCGAACCTCGCCAAGGTAATGTTTGCGAACCCGGTAGTCAACAATATTCAATTTGCCACAGAAATAGCGTTGAGAAATAGAGATGTAGAGGAAAGCATAATTGATAAAGTTGGAGTAGGAAGCGGAACATATAATACGCTTGAAAGACAGATGTCAATCAAGAGAAGAATACAACCGATAAATGTCGGGTGGGCAGTTCCTGATATAATCAAAGAAGAGGAACGAGAGCAGTACTTTAATTTAAGGGCATATTTATTTTGGCAAGTTAAGTTGTGGTTGGAAGCTGGAAACAAGTTCGTTAAAAATGACGGGTGGAAAACATTACTGGAAATCAGATATAACACAAACAATTCAAAAGGGAAAGTTCAAATAATCAAAAAGGAAGATCTGAGGAGATTTTACGGAGTTGATGATTTGGGAGAAGCCGATGCTATCAGTTTTACATTCTTGCCGAGCAAGCCGAGAGTGAGACACACCGGAGTAGTTGGTGGGGTTAAACCAATAAATGAAAAGTTGGGGTTTTAAATATTGACACGATATTTAAAAATTACTATAATGTAGATAATAATTGTTAACCAAAAAAATATGGAAGTTAGCCACAACATAGGATTTAAAAAAGACGAGTATAAAGAATTTCTCAAATACATCGAAACGCTAAAGAGGCAAAAGGTGAATTTTTCTTTCAATGGGAATGTCTTCACTGGTAAAGATGAAGAGAATAGTAGCTTCAGCGTGAATTGGAAAACTGAAGAAGATAAATAAATCAGAATGTAATTCAAAAACAATGCAAATAAACCGAGACAATCTATTGGCCAAAATAAGAGAAGAAAAAAGAGTTGCTTTCGAATATCAAGAACGGAAGCATGAGCATTGGAATGATAACTATTTATTGGAGAGGCTAAAAGTTGAAACAAACCGACTGACTCAACGGCAGGAAGTTTGTGTTCCGTTAATGAAAGGAACGATTAAATCTATCATGAGCAAGATCGGGGAAAAGCCGGAGTTGACATTTGAAGACAAGGAGGGAAATCAAGATCGAGAAATTATTATCAAGGAAAAATGGGATGATGATTTTGATAGAAACACAATGGTGCTGTTAGATAAGATTGATAAAAAGCAGGAATTGATTGTCGGGAGGAGTTATAAAAAACTAAACTGGGTCGGAGGAAAATTTGTCGCCGAGGTAAAAGATATCTTTAATTTATTGGTTGATCCAAAAACAAAGACGACTGATATAGAAACAGCAAGATATTTAATTGAAACAGGGATCTACAGAACGGTAGAGGAAATAATGGCAGACACGAAATATGATAAAGAGGGATTGGAAGATTTTAAAATAATGGTAGACGAAATAATTGGTAACGAATCGACAGGAGAGCAACCTGAAAATACTACGCCGGTAAATTTAACAGAGCAATCGCAGGATGACATAGTGGCGCGAAACGAAAGAATGGAAGCGTTAGGGGCCGAAAACTTAGACGAGGCAATGGCTGGCGCTGATATGGTTATAGAACTTAATCAGCATTTTACTTTGATATGGGGCGGCAAAAAATGGGTGAGATATGTTTGTGTCGTGGCGAATGGAACAGTGCTATTATCAGTGAATACATTAAAAGAAACATTGGGGGTCACATTCTGGCCGTTTGAATCGTGGGCTGATGATTTGGATGTAACAGATTTTTACAACGATAGCATTGGAGATATTATAAGAGTTCCAAATCAAATGATAAATGTCTGGTATTCTCAGTACATGGAGAATAGAACATTGAGAAATTATGGAATGAACTTTTTTGATGATACAGCTAGCGAAGATTGGGAACCGCCAGAATTTGAACCAAGACCAGGGGGATGGTATGGACTACCGGGAAAGCCGAGTGAGATTTTTGAAAGAGTAAATATTCCCGATCTCGGAAGTAACAAAGATGATATTCAATTTTTAATAAACATTGCTGAAAAAGAAACTGCCAGCTCTGATGTAGAAAAAGGAATGGTGTCAGACGCTCGAAGAACTCTCGGGGAAATTGAAATCGCAGTGAGTAAATCCCAAGAGAGAATGACAAGTATGGCGCCGTTTTATAATCTGTCGTGGGAGAGGTTCGCGATGAAGTGGTATCTGTTAACGATTGCCAATATTGGAAAATCAAAACAAACTCTTTACAAAAAAAATTATCAAGGGATATTAGTACCGAAAGAAATAAAGAAGGAAGATATTGAAAGTGAAAAAGGATATAAAGTTACAGCGGAAAGCGAGAGCCAAAAATCAGTCGAGCAAATTGATAAGTTAAATAAATTATTCGCAATCAAGAACGAATTCCCAAACAATTCAAAACTGGTCAAAGCTATTCAGAAAAGAGCATTAAAGGTCGCAGAACTTAGTCCAGAGGAAACACAAGAGATAGCGGCGGAAGAAGAAAAGATAGCACAAAGAACTCAGATGGCTCAAGAGGCAGGACAGATGGGTGGTTCGGAAGATCCAACAAAACCAGCTCAAGTAAAAAAAACTAATCCATTAAGTCCATCAATATGAGTTTATTAGATAATATTTTGGAAAAAAGAGGAATAGAAGATAAGGAAGATATGACTGGTGCGGAAAAAGTAGAGTATGACTTTTTGAAAACAAAATGTAGAGCTATCGAAAGAGATATTGAAAAAGGAGATGTCACGATTAAGACTATTGAGGAATTTTGTGAAACAGAAATCAAGGTGTTACAAAAAGAATGGGTAGATATGGATTACAAGGGATTGACAGATTTGACAGTGCGTGAAAAAGAAATTATAATAAAGGCAAGAATAAAAAACTACATACAAATTTTGTCTGTGTTTGGGGAAGCGTTGAATTTTAAAAGGAACGGGGAAAAGGAAGCGAGTAAACTTTTAAAAGGTAATTAATTAGTTTAATAACAAATATATGATTAGAATAAAAAAAGCAATCAGAAAACCACGGAGAGCATTAAAAAGAAATTTATTAAGACCATTAAAACCAACAGGATTAAAGAAAAAATATCCAGCAAAAAAAGTAACAGTTCCTAAAAAAGCAATAAGAAGAAGAATAAAAAAAGCTAAAAAATTTATAGCTCAATAATCAATCGTAATTTAATAATTTAACAAAAAAAACATGAATGAAAAAGCAAAAAAGGAACTTACGACAAGGGATCAAGAAGTTATAAGCAAGATCCTGTCAAAATCAATCGAGGTTTTGACTAAAGAGGAAAAGGGAATTTTATCAGCGCGTAGGTCGTATCTTACTGCAGAGGAAATAAAAACATTTAAGGTCGGAGGAAAGGTAGAAAATGAACCGGACGCACCAGTGGAAGACGAAGTAGAGGATGAGGTTGAAGAAGTAGTTAATGAAAAAGAGGAAGAAGTTGATGAAGGAGAAGGACCGGATCATGGTCTATTAAAAAAAGCAGATTTAGTGGCTGAATGTGAGAAAAGAGATATCGAAGTTAACAAGAGAGCAACTGTGGCAGAATTAGTTGAACTGCTTGAGGCTGATGACAAGGGGGAATTAGAAGACGACGAAGAAGAAAAATAGATGTACATTAAATAATTTAGTAACCAAATAAAAAAATGATAGACCAAAACCACGAAGGTGGCGATCAAAACGGCTCTGGCAAAGCCGACGATCCAACCAACCAAAAAGGAACGGAAAGTTTAAAAGGAAAAGTTGATGAAAAAGGTATTCCATTGGATATGGAAGAACGCGCAGAACACTATAGAAAACTTTCTGAAAATAATGATACCAAATTCAAAAACTCTTCCAAAGGAGCTCTGGATCTCCTTGATAAAAATAAAATCCTCGCACAGGAAAATGAGGAACTAAAAAATCCTCGTGATCCGAAACACAAGGAAGAGAATGTGTCTCGCAGTGAGATCGATGAGATTAAAAAACGACAGGACGAAATAGAAAAACAGCAAAGGATGGAAGCCAATAAAAGAGAGTTCAAATCACAGTGTAAAAACTTGTTTGAACAGGATGAGTTTAAAAACATTGAATCTTTGCGAAACAAGTTTGAAGAGTATGCTTACGATGATGATAATTTAAACACTCCTATTGAAATACTGGCTAGATCATTCCAGGTAGTAAACAAATTGTTGAAACCAAAGGAATCGAAAGAAGAAGATGAAGGAAGAAAAGGATTAGAGTCAGGAACAGGGGGAGGCGATCATAACAAACCGTCTGAAAAAGGATATACTATTGAGCGGGCGGAAAAAATGAGAACCGAAGATCCCAGAAAGTATAATAGGTTATCTAAAGAAGGCAAACTCAAAATTGTTGATTAAACAATTTAGAACTTAAGTAATCTTCCGAGTGTATTAATTTACTTAAGTTTTTATCATGAGTACATTTTCAACGAATGTCGGCGAGAAATTCGCCGCAAAAGTGATAAAGATATTTTACGAAACAGCTGTAACACCTCAGATCACCAATGATGACTACGAAGGTCAAATCAAAGGTGGAGGAGCTGATCGTTTAAGTGTCTTGTCACTCACGGCGCCAGATCTAACCGATTACACAGGGGCTGATCTGACCGTCGCTGATTTAACTGAAAGCGAAGGAACGATTATAGTTGATCAGAAAAAAGCGTTTTATTTCAGGATTAAATCTTGGGATAGATTTAAGTCATATTGTGAAGATCCGAAAGACGATGCGATGGACCAGGAAGCTGGTAAATTGCAAGAAACTATCGATTCCTTCGTGTTAGGACTTCACGGTGATGTAGCGGCCGGGCAAAGAGTCGGGACAAGCTATACAACTGGAACGGTAGAAATTACTGTTACTACTGGAGCTGTAGCAGGAACTACAACTGTATTTACAGCTGCGATGGTTGGCAAAGGATTTAAAGCGCTGGGACATACAGTTTGGTACAGAATTAAATCCAGAGCAAGCAACACCGCTATTGTGATTGAAGATGATCTTGACGATGAGACATCAGCATACACAGGTGGAGCGATCGCCGCAGGTGCGACTCACGAAGTACAAGCGAACACTTGCTTGACAGTAACGAAGAGTACTATCTACGGATATATTGTTGACTTGAAAACTCATCTTAAAAAGGCAAAAATCCCTTCAGCGGATACATGGTTAGTTGTGAATGCTGATATAATGGGACTGCTTGATAAGAGTGATGAGTTAATCCACGCGACTGGTTCCGGAGATGATGTCATTAGAAACGGATTTAAAGGAACAATCGCTGGATTTCGTTTGTATGAGAGCCAAGAAGTTGATGGGGATAACACAGATGGATACAATATCTTAGCTGGTCATAAATCAGGAATTACTTTTGCGCATGCTTTCACTGAAACAGGAATCGAAGATATAGTAAAGAACTTCGGTAAAGCATACAAAGGTTTGAACTGTTATGGCGGTAAGGTTATTGATAGACGAAGAAAAGCGTTGGCTGAATTATTCTGTAAGGTTTAGGTTATGGGGAGTAGTCCTTCGGGGCTACTCCCTTTTAGAGTTTTATTTATTAAGTAAAAAATTATGCCATCAGTATCATTACCAAATATTTATAATGTTACAATGACAAGTGCAGACACAGAAAAAAACAAAGAATTACCCGAGGGAACGAGGAAAGTATTAATTAAATTAAGGAGTGGATCGGCGGTGCTAAAATTGGCGTATGTTTCTGGAGAAAGTGGAACCAATTATGTAACGATTCCAACTGGAGGTTCAAAATATTTAGAAGGGACTTGGCTTCACGATTTAACTTTATATTTTCAAAGTCCGTCAGCTTCGCAAGTAGCTGAAATTGAAGTTTGGAAATAAATAATTAAGAAAGGAAGCAATTATGAAAAATTTAAAAACAATTATTGCGATGATTGCATTAGTAGCTATCATCGGAATAGCAAATAATTCTAAAGCCCAAATAGGTGGTGGGATTTCTAACCCGACATTTTGGTTCATCAACTCCTCCGACCGCCTCGCTCCAGTCGGAGATAGAGCAGTTGAAATGGTTGACGCTTACATAACCGG